ATGACATTTTTAGACATATTTTTATTTCCATTTACCGCATTTGAGTATATATTCTCACTAATGGCATGGCTATTTTTAGTATCGTGGGTAATGATGACAGATTGGTACTTTGAAGTAAGTCATACTATATCAGAAAGATATAGACAATTACGAAATAGGAAAAAATGAACTACGAATTTAAAGAGGACGAAGTAATAAAGTCCTTAAAATTGTATATAGATAGTACCTATGAAAAGCACTATGGCTCAGGTAAATTTCAGGCAACTGAAGTTATCTTTGACGCGGATCATGGAGAAGGCTTTTGTATAGGAAATATAATGAAGTATGCTCAAAGATACGGTAAGAAAAATGGTTATGATGAAAGAGATTTATATAAGATAATTCATTATGCCATTATTTTAATAGGGCAAAAGATAAAAGAGTACGAATATAAAGAATACGAAGAACAACTACAAATAAACAGTGATTAAACAATATATTAAAATGGGATTTTGGACAGTATTTGGCATAGTAGTTATGCTATTTATATCCTCTCCTGTTGTGTTTCATTACTTTATAAATAATTAAATGGTAATAAGAAAGAAAGCAGGAGAAAAACTAGACGACGCTAATTTAGCTAGGGTATCGGAATTACTTAATCAAGATGATCCGATAACTAAAAAAGAAGCGTGTGAAATGCTTAATATAAGTTATAATACTACCAGACTTGGTAAAATATTAGATGACTTTAATGAAACAGCCTCTTATAGAGAAACTAGAAAATCTCAAAATAGAGGCAAAAAAGCTACTGATATGGAAACTAGAGAAGCTATCGAGTCTTATTTAAAGGGCGAAACAGTATCGGATATATCAAAAAGATTATATAGAAGCACTACCTTTGTTAAAAATATATTAGACAGAGTGGGAGTACCAGAAAAACTACCTAAAACAAAACGAAAAGGCGCAGCCTATTTACCAGATGAGTGTGTAAGTGAAAGTTTTGAAGAAGGAGAAAAAGTCTGGTCAGCAAGTTATCACGCTCCAGCTATAGTTGAAAAGGAATATACAATAGCGTATCAGGATTCAATGCCAGGAATACGAACAGTAGATTATCAAAAAGACTATGGTTGCAGCTTATATAGAATTTGGGTACTTGAAGGCGATAAAGAATGGAATGAGTATTTTGGATATGTAACTCAAGGCTTTAGCGCACATCAGTTATCTTACGATTTAGGCAGTTTAACCCACTTAGAAGAGTACGGCGTTAGACTTTAAGAGGAAAAGTTATGGGACTATGGACAGTCGTTGTTTCGGCTTTCGTTAGTACTTGGATTATGATGATTTATCGTACATGGTCTATTAGTATGTTTATGATAGAAGCTAAACAACCAGAAAATTTAATGCTAAAATACAGAAAATTAGCTTTTGCTACTTTTATATTTTGTATGATACCTTTGGTACCATTCATACCACAAGTAGCAGTAAGTGATAAAGCTAGAAGAAGATTTTGTATAGCATATGTAAACGCAATAACAAAGGAAGAAACATGAGAGAACAAATTAAAGATGCATTGATATTAGGGTATCAAGGTGAAATAGCTAGAGCTAACGCAAATATAGAAGTATATATGAGAAAGTCTGTAGGTATTGGAGAACACCCAGACATACTAGCTGCAATAGATTCTGAAATAGAAAAAGCTGCACATGCTCAAGAAAAGCTAGAGTACGTTGCTGACTTAGAAGAATATTAATGCACACAGCAGAAGAAACAATACAAAAATTACATGGGTTAAGGCAGTACCTAAAGAAAAACTTTGGGCAACCCTTAACTCAGGATAAAATCGATCAGTGTAATCAATTTATTACTGAATTAGAAGCTGAGATTAAGAACATCAAAAAATAGTTCTTGACTCGGCCCTCAAAATTTAGTATAATATATTATGAGTGATAGATTTTATTTTCAACAACAACAACGAAGGAGAAGAAACATGGCATGGACTGACGAAAGCAAGGCCGAAGCCGTTGAACTATACACAACCGAAGATCCAACTCCAGAAACGAGTATGGAAATTGTTAAAACTATAGCTGATACTTTAGGAGAAAGTCCTAATGGTGTTAGAATGATTTTAACTAAAGCTGGTGTATATGTTAAGAAAGCTCCTGCAACTAGTTCCGCTAAATCAAATGGTGGCGGAGGTAGGGTAAGCAAAGCAGACTCACAAGCAACTTTAAAAGATGCGTTAAGTGATGCTGGACAAGACATTGATGGAGACATCATTGATAAATTGACTGGTAAAGCTGCTGTTTATTTTGCAGGTGTTATCAACGCTATAAATAACTAAACTTACTACCATTATTAAAAAGAAAGAGTTTTCTTAATAATAATGGAGTATATTAGTGAAAAAAGACGAGTTCAAAGACTCAGTTAAAGACTGCGGTGACGCAGTTATTACATACAGAAGTACAAACTCTCGAAAAATCAAATACAATGTCTGTACCCTAGACTTTGATAATAAATACATTCAAAATAAAAAGAACAGAGCCAGAGAGGCTAATGATACGGTTCTTTTATTTTGTTGGGACACTGATTCGTACAGGTTATTAAAACCTGCAGATGTAACAAGTGTTGTACCACTAAGTACAATACTTAAAAACAAATGAAGATATACGAAGCCCCCGAAGTCTATGAGAAAGTAATCTACCAAAATGCTGAGGGTACAGAGCAGGTTAGATTAACAATAAATGAATTTCGAGGTATAGAGTATTTACATCTTAGAAAATACTACTTGGATTTTGATGGAGACTTTAAGCCTACTAAGGACGGAGTAGCTATGCCCCTTGATTTCCAAAACTCTCAAGCATTATTTGAGGGTTTAGTAGAGATTTTATCGCTAGCAGAAAGTAAGGGTATCCTAGAAACACACTTCAAAGATATTTTGGACGAAATTTACCTCAGTTAAATTTAATTCTTGACTTTACTTTCCAAATTTGTTATAATATATAAATGGAAAATGTAAAAGCACTTTTGCGGCAGGCAGCATTAGCCTACTATAATGGTAAGCCATTTATGTCTGACGAAGAATTTGATAGACTCGCAGAGTTACATAACTTTGAAGAAGTAGGAACTACTGACGGTAGATACTCACATATATATCGTTTATATTCGTTGCAGAAAATCTTCGACAACGAATTAGAACAAAAAAACCCCTTCCAAACTTACAAAAACCCAGTAATTGTTAGTCCTAAATTGGACGGCGCTGCTGTGGCTTTAACTTATTTAGGAGGAAAACTACATAGAGTTTTAACAAGAGGTGATGGAAAAAAGGGATTAGATGTTACACATTTAGTCAAATACTTAGTACCAAATAAAATAACAACAGGTTTATCCAAATCTTTACTGCAAATAACAGGAGAGATAGTAGCTCCAAAAAGTATTAAAAATGCAAGAAATTATGCTGCTGGCGCACTTAATTTAAAAGATGTAAAGGAGTTTCAAACTAGACAACTTCAATTCATTGCTTACCACGCAGAACCTTTTTTACATGATACTTTTACAAATTCTATGGCAGTATTAAGAAACAGTCTTGGATTTAGTACAGTATTAGATTCAGATTGGAATGAATATCCACAAGACGGAATAGTATTTAGAGTAGACTCTCATAAAGATTTTATTAACTTCGGCTATACAGCACACCACCCTAGAGGCTCTTACGCTCTTAAAGTAAGACAAGCAGGAAAAATTACAACTTTAGTAGATGTTATATGGAATGTAGGAAAATCAGGAGTAGTAGCTCCTGTAGCTATATTAAAACCTGTAGAAATTGATGACGCTAGAATAAGTAGAGCAACTCTACATAATATGGCACATATAGATGCTTTAGGACTTGAAATAGGGTGTCAAGTAGAAGTTATAAGAAGTGGAGAAATAATACCTCGTATAGTTAGGAGGGTAGATTGATTGGAAAGCACATCGTGATAGGAAGGCAAATAATGTTTAAAAAGTATATGGAGAAAAAAATGAATAGTTATCAATTAGTAGCTTATACATTTATCATTTTATTCATAGGATTTCTCATGGGATACTATGCATAGTGGCAGGTGTATATAACGAAACTTATTTTCGTAATCACCCCGCAGAGATGGAAAAAGAGGGTGTCTTATACGGAATTGTCCTAGTAAACAGAAAAACATTTGAAAGAGAGTGTATCAAAGTAGGAATCGCTTCAGGGAAGGACTGGAGACATATTGTAAAGCGTAGCAGAGGTTTTAAAGGATACGATATCCGTATTCAAAGAACTTGGACTGATACTCTTTATCATGTGTGGATACAAGAACAGTACCTACATGAACTTTATATACATGACAAGTACGAACCAAAAATTAAGTTTGGAGGTCATACAGAATGTTTCAAAATTGATTCGTTGATTCTACAGGACTTCCCGAAAAATAGTTCTTGACATGGCAACTGATTTTTGTTATAATATATATAGTGAATAAATGAGAGAAGAATTGCAAACGATAAAACCCCCAATACATTGTCCTACTTGTAGTACAACATTAATTTGGGAAAAGGATCAGCTATTTTGTACAAATCCAGATTGTTCTGGAAAGACAACAAAAAAGATTGAACACTTTGCAAAGACACTTAAAATTAAGGGACTCGGCCCCAGAACTGTAGAGAAATTAAAGATTGGAACATTCTTTGACCTATATGAACTGCCTCTTGAAATGATGATAGATGCACTTCAATCCGAGAAACTTGCAGTTAAACTGCATAGAGAAATAAACGCTAGTAAGAGAGTAGACCTAGTAGACTTATTACCAGCTTTCTCAATTAAATTGATTGGGACTACGGCTTCTCAAAAAGTATGTGAAAAGATTGACTCGCTTTTAGAGTTGAACGAGAAAGTATGTAGTGAAGCAGGATTAGGCCCAAAAGCAATAGAAAACTTACTAGATTGGTTTTATGAAGAATGGACAGACGGCTACGATAGACTTCCTTTTAGTTGGAGAACTACGGTTCAAACTAGAACGGAAGAAACTAAGGGTATAGTTTGTATTACAGGAAAACTAAAAAGCTATAGAACAAAGGCAGCAGCAAAAACAATATTAGAAAAAACGGGCTACCTTGTCAAAAATAGTTTAACAAAAGATGTAACCATCTTAATAAACGAAAGCGGAATTGAATCCGCAAAAACACAAGCAGCCCGAGAACGGGGTGTTCAAATAATAACAAACCTAAAAGAAATTTTATAAATTACGGAGAAACAAATGGCATTACCAAAATGGACAGATGAAAGAACTCAAAGTCTCACAGACTTCGTGGGTTCAGAAAGCCCAATTTCTCAAGCTACAGTAGCATCAGCTGCTGAGCACCTAGAAACTTCTACAAGAAGTGTCTCTAGCAAATTGAGAAAAATGGGATTCGACGTAGAGCTTGCATCTTCAGTATCACACAGAACTTTTTCTGATGATCAAGAAGCAACTCTATTACAATTCGTTACTGACAACAGCGGTCAGTACACTTACGCAGACATTGCGTCTTCATTCGAAGGCGGACAATTCTCTGCAAAATCAATACAAGGGAAAATCCTTTCAATGGAACTTACTTCCCATGTAAAACCAGCTGAGAAGCCTGAATCAGTCAGAACTTACTCTCCCGAAGAAGAAGCCACATTTACCTCTATGGTAAATGACGGAGCATTTGTTGAAGAAATCGCAGATGCACTTGGCAAGACTGTTAATTCAATTAGAGGAAAGGCTCTTAGCTTGCTAAGGTCAGGCGATATTAACGCTATTCCTAGACAAAAGGTTACAAAAGGCAGCTCAAAAGCCGATCCTTTGTCTGAATTAAACGGTGAAATCGGAGACTTAACTGTTGAAGAAATCGCAGATGAAATCGGTAAAACTGTAAGAGGTGTAAAAACTATGTTGACAAGACGTGGTTTAACTTGCGCTGATTATGATGGAGCCGCTAGA